TACGTTATCTAACGGTTTCATACCAATTCTTGATAGAGAAAGTTCAGGACATCCAGGAGGAAGTGCTACAGGTTTTGGTGAAGTTAGTGGTGCTGTGGCAAATATGCCAAGAGTTAATCAATGGAACGTAGACAATTTAACACTAGATGGAAATACAATAGCCTCAAACAATGTAGATGGAGATATTCGTTTTGTAACTAATGGTGCAGGTCAAGTTATTATTAACGATGATACTAAGTTAACTTTTGGTGCAAGTGAAGATGCGAGTATTGAATATGATGAAGATGGAACAGACAAAATTCAGGTTACAGGTAAACCTTGGGTTTATAATACAGGAGTTGAAATTCTTGGTGGTCAAGTTATTGATAATATTGGAATTTCATCTAATGTTATAAGCACAAGATCTGGTGGTGGAAACACCTTATTCATTGACCCATATCCAGATGGATTGGATAGTGATGGAATGGTTATCATCAAAGGTAGTTTACAAGTAGATGGAACAACAACCACTGTCAACTCTACTAATGCTACTTTAAATGACCCAATAATGAATATTGGTGATGTATCCAGTAAAAGAACTGTTACCTCTACAGTTGGATCTGGTGTATCAGCAATTACTTTAGATTCTGTTGTTGGTATCAACACTGGTGATGTTATAACTGGTAGTAGTTCATTACCAGGTGCTGGAACTACCACAATTAATTCTTATACAACACAACCAGGTGGAACTGGAATTGGAACTATTTTTATTGATGGACAAACAACTGGTGGTATAACAACAACTGCACAGTTAACAATCACACACGGTTTTGATACTAATACTGATCGTGGTATTTCTTTCAACTATAATACTGGAACTGGAGTAGCAAATAATAAAACTGGATTCTTTGGTTACAATGATAGTACAGGTGAAACTAGTAATGCACCTGAAAGATCATTCACATATATTCCTGATGCTAGTATTACTGGTAATGTTTTAAGTGGTACAAAAGGTTTCCTAGATATAAAAGGAATATATTTTCAAAGTGGAGATTATTCTACAGCTGGTAACGGAATAATTTATTTTGATAC